TCATTTAAAAACCCGTCCGCAAAGCGATTTAAGAAATTAAAAACAGTCTTGAAACACATCAATGTAATGGTACTGTTGACCGGTACACCGTCACCAAACGGGTTACTTGACTTATGGTCACAGATGTTTTTAATAGATCAAGGGGGCGCGCTTGGCAAAACAATGACCAAGTACAAACAACGGTTTTTCGAGTCTGATTATTTCGGTTATACATGGACACCCAAAGACGGCTCAGACGAGAAAATTCATGCCCTGATTAATCATCAAGTCTTATCCATGTCTGCAAAAGATTATTTGGAAGTTCCTGAACGCATTGACATTTACGAACGGGTTCAATTGCCGGACGCGATAATGAAATCATACCGGGAATTTAAACGCGACTTGTTAATCGAACTCTCAACCGGCGAAGAGATTGAGGCTGTTAACGCTGCAGTTCTGGCAAACAAACTGCTCCAATATGCCAACGGCGCAATCTATACCGACGACTTCGGTAGCTGGTCAGAGATTCATACGGTTAAACTTGATGCTCTCCAAGACATTATAGATGACAACCCGAACGAAAATATCCTTGTCGCATACAACTATAAAACCGATCTGATACGGTTGCAAAAGAAATCCCCTTCGGCAGAAATGCTCGACAAAGCAGGTGAGAATGTCTCCCGGTGGAACAACGGGGAAATTAAACTTTTATTTGCCCACCCAGCGAGTTGCGGTCATGGCCTGAATCTTCAGTATGGCGGGTCTATGATTGTTTGGTTTGGGTTAAGTTGGAGTCTCGAACTCGACATGCAAATGATTGCCCGCGTACACAGGCAGGGACAAACACAGCCCATCAGGGTTGTAAGGATAGTCGCCGACGGGACAATTGACGAGAGGGTGTTGAGTGTTCTGGCTGGCAAAGAGTGTACGCAAAACAATTTGATACAAGCTTTAAAGAATGATTTTGAAGATAGTTGTAGACAAATTTCCAGATAATGAAATAAAAAAAGGCAGTCCAAAAATATGAATCTACACAACAAAACCAATCAAATGTCGACGTTAAAATATAATAAAGATTTCACTATCTCAACTGCGAATACACGCACTACTAAAAAATGGAGAAATTCAAGTACAACGATTGTCGAGTTCGTTAAGTTATTATCCACACCCATCGTTACAAACGAATCGTATGATGAGTATATAGCACTCCCCAAAGACGAACAGGATCAGTTAAAAGATCAGGGGGGATATGTGCTTGGATCTCTCAAAAACGGTCTCAGGCGCAGGGATTGTGTGTCGAATAGATCAGCGTTATCTTTTGATATTGATTTTGCCAAACCAAATACGCTCGATATCGTAAAGGATAAATTAAAAAATACATGCTTTACAATTCACTCTACACGGAAACACTCTCTAAACAAACCCCGTTATCGGCTTGTCGTATACCCAAATCAACCTTTGTTGCCAGATCAGTTTGAACCAGTTGCTCGCAAAATAGCTGAAATGATAGATATCGAATTGTTTGACGAAGCTGGGTTTAGATTGAATCAATTCATGTATTATCCGTCAACATCATCAGACGGGGACTTTGTATTCTGGCATAACGACGCGCCCTTCCTCCCGGTTAATGCGATTATGGAGGAGTATGGCCCCAATGACGCATGGAAAGATGTGTCGTTGTGGCCCACGTCTTCGCGCGAAACCCAGAATCTGGACCGGATGTTAAAAAAACAGGCCGACCCCTTGACCAAAAAAGGCATTGTGGGCGCGTTCTGCCGTCATGTTTCCATCTATAGCGCGCTTGAGCAGTTGTCGGATGTTTACAAAAAGGAATCTAAGGACAGGTATACATATATCGATGGTTCAAGCAGTAAGGGGGTGGTTGTTTATGATGAAAAATTCGTATACTCCAATCACAGCACAGATCCCGCCAGTCAACAAACATGTAACGCTTTTGACCTGCTCAGGATACACAAATTCGGGCATCTGGATGATAACGCAAAACACGGCACACCGGCACACAAGATGCCGAGTTTTACGGATATGGCCGAGTATTGCAGGGAGTTTGAATCGGTAAAAATAGAACTGATATCCGCCGGACTGGATATCGACCCGTCGGAGTTCGATGAGTTTGAGAAAACAGGGGAGTGGATATCGGAATTACAGACCGGGGATAATGGTCAGATAAAACCGACGTTTTTAAATGCAAGTATGATCGTTGCCAATGATCCTTTATTAAAAAACAAAATGCGGAAAAACAATTTCTCAATGAAAATTGAGAATATCGAAACTGGTGAAAACTGGAACGATCTGGACAGCATTGGTGTCAGGGCGCATATCGGTAAGCGATACAATGTCGATTTCCCGGAAAAGAAAGTCGAGGACAGCATTATTAAACATGCTGAAACAAACGGTTATCACCCTGTATGCCAATATCTTGAATCGGTTGTATGGGACGGTATTGAACGCGCCGAAACATTGTTTATTGACTATATGGGGTGCGAGGATAGTCTCTACTCGCGTGAAATTTCAAAATGCTGGCTTACCGCCGCTGTATGCAGAGTGTTCGAGCCTGGTTATAAATTTGACACCTCGATTGTTTTGAGTGGTGATCAGGGCATTGGGAAAACCACGTTCATCCGCGAGCTGGGTTTGGGCAAATGGTATGGAGAATTAACATCCTTTGATCCAAAAATAGCGATGGAGGAAATAAGCGGCAAATGGATTATTGAAATTAATGAGATGGGTGCGACGAATAAACAAGAACTTGAAGCACAAAAATCTTTTTTATCTGCACAGTGTACCACTGTTCGTATGGCATACGCCCGTCACGCTTTTGATTTCAAACGCCAATGTGTGTTCATTGGTTCTACAAATGCGACGGAGTATTTGAAGGACGGCACAGGAAACCGGAGATGGTGGCCCATCGATTGTCATGAAAAGAAAATTGATATTGAGAAGTTGAAAGGGGAGGTTAATCAGATATGGGCGGAGGCGTATATGCTCTACGTCCAGGGCGCACGGACGTATCTGAGCGATGCCGGTGAAGAACTTGCAAAAATTACACAGGAATCCAAACGGGAAACCGATCCCATGGAAGGGGTTATTGAGGCCTGGCTCGAAACGGATGCCGAAAAAGACCGGTATGAACTCCAAAAAGATCAGTTCGGGGGTGATTTGGAACCCCGTGATAAAGTTTGCGTGATGGAAATATGGCAGGATTGTTTGGAACAAAAAGGCAAACCACGGCCAATGGAATCAAAACAAATCGGCCGTATTTTGGATAAAAATTCAAATTGGATTAAGGTCAATTCGATGCGTTTTGGGATACGTTTTGGGCGTCAAAGAGGGTGGCAAAAAAAGGTGTCATTTTGATGATTTTAACAATTAGACCTGACCATTTAGCGTCAACAAAGCTATTTTCGTGTCTGTTGACAAAACAACATCGTTGACAAAATATGTCAACGCAAAAACAACATCGTTGACGCTCTGTTGACAACATTGTTGACACTTTTATTTATAAATTACATATACTTATATATTTGTCAACAAAGTCAACAGAACATTAATAAATTTATTAGAATAAGAATTAAAGGGTTATTTAGTGAATATATACCCCTTAAACTGGAATTATAAACTATTTAGGAAACAGCGTTGACAGCGTTGACAGCGTTACCGACTCAAATTAATGCCAGATTTGAGTTGTGAAATTCATTAAAAATTTGGAGATAAAATGAAAAGACAAAAACCAGAAACAGCACCAAAAACCCGACAATGATTCTCGCATATTTTAAACATCAGCATCAACCGCTAGCGGCAATGTGGAATGAGGCTGATGAAAAATGGGTAGCCGCAGTCCCGCAAATTGAGCCAGTATGTGGTGAGTGGATTGACACATATTTTCAGAGCGAACAATTTTCCAATCAGGATATCGAATGGTGGGTGGAGATTTAATATTAATGATTAACGGGTCGGCGAACTTGAGGTCAAGCCGGTGCATGGAAGGGGTCACAATACAAACTGTACGGGCATCATCTTTGTATGATATGATAATAAAATGCGTGCAGGAGAAAGAAAAATGGGAAGCAGATTAAACTCAGAATACTGGGCAGGCGTAACAAATGCCGGCGGGAGACGCCCGCAGCGGCGGAAATAATTGTGTGGCCGGGTGTTGACTTGTGAGAGTTTTTCCTGATTATAAAACAGTTTCAGTGTCAATGCTTAAAGAATGTCAGATGGCAACGCGAATAAAAATAATGGAGATAATCCGTGCAACAGCTTGAATCATGGTCGACAGAATGACTGAAAAACGCCAAACCAAACCACCGCATGCGCCAACAGATGCCACACGTCAAACCGTGCAGCTTCACACGATGGTGGGCACAACTCAGGCGGACATCGCCCGAGTGCTGGGCATTGATGAGAAGACCTTACGCAAGTATTACCGTGATGAGTTAGACCTGGCTAAAGCAAAAGCCAATGCCACGATAGGCGGGGCACTGTTTAACCGAGCGAAATCCGGCGACACCTCGGCCATGATATTCTGGATGAAGACGCAAGCGGGGTGGCGTGAGTCAACCAACATCGACCACACAAGCTCAGACTCAAGCATGACCCCCAAAGACCACGGCGCCGCCGTTCTAGCCGCATTGCGTGCCAAGCATGACCCCAAGTGATATAGCGGAGAACAGAACCGACCTACTAACGTTTACTCGAACAATGTTCCAG